CACCTGGTGAGGTGTTCCAGATCAGTGATCTGTCGCGAAATTTTCCGACTAGCATTGGTACAAGCCTTTTCCCCGGCTTGCCCCCAGAAGAGGAATTGTGCAGAGACGGTCGACTAGTAATACTACTGGTACACCGTGCTCCGTAGGGCCTCCAGTAAACTGGGGGTCCGTAACGGGCACGAGTCACAGCCATATGACCACATTGGCTGGGCGGATACTCTCTAGGAGTGGAAGGATGGTACCTACGGGAAAACCCCGGTTTACAGTACCTGAAATCGCTCCAAGTCTGATTGCACAGTCGAACTATTCCCCCCAGTAATGGGAAGACGATAGTTCTTGTACCTGTGGATCCTTTCATTATCCGCAGATGAGACCTTGGTCTCAGCCTACAGACTGAATAATCTGTAAAACCTACATTTAATACATTATGAAAATACACAACATATTAAACATACGCTTACATCTTATTACTGATTCTCACTTGTTCCCTGCTTGTGTGTTGTGGCAGGTAGCCGGTTTCTCCGGTATCCACACTTCACGTGCTTTCCAAACAAGCTCGGCACTAGGAGTGCCAAATCTCCGACATCCTCTAATATGGAGGGTCGACTGGATGTTAGTCCAGGCTGGTCAATACGCTGTTGTGGATCCTGAGACACCCCTCTCAATCCTCTATCTTACGAAAAAGGAATACTTGAAGCTGGTCGGGATAGCCCTATCAACTGATAGTACTTTAATAGTATTGGCGTCTCCATATGACTCTCGCCCCAAGGATGAGGTGATAGAAGCTCCGAAACCTGAAAATTCCCCCCCGGTGAAAACCGTTGGGCACGCCATCTTCTGGCGTGGGATGCTTAGTCGTATGAGTAGGTCTTATAGAGCGTTCCTCTCTAAGGGGTCCAAGATGTTCAACTCCGCTAAGTTACCTTTGTATCTTAACGGATTGGTTAGGCGCTGGTCCATGGCCCTGGGGCACTGGTCCGGCCTGCCTCTTACCACTCAGACTTGGTTTAAAGATATAATCCAAACACTTCCTCACCTGCAACATGTACTTAAGGTACAAGGTACAACTGGTCTGGTGCTTAGATTGAAGAATTCAATGCTTCTCATCCAGCGTTATCTTGCCGGATCCCCCGGCCACTCCCATACGTTTGGACACCCTGTGGCCCTGGCTAATGGTCTTCCTCGTTGGATCCCGCTCGGTGGCAGAAATGCCATCCGGATGGGGTCGCACCGCGCGATCCGTTTCTGGTTGAGTGTTTGTTATCTCTACAAGGTTATTGAAATGCCTCATAAGGTGACGAACGCTCTGAAGTCCATACAACAGCCGCCTTTCGTGGCAACTGCCATAGAGACGGTCCTCCTTTACTCCTACCGCAGATTCCTCCGGCTTGTATTTGTGCCGAAGTTTCTTGGTGGGGTAAGGGAGATCCCTGAGGAGAAGTCCTCGGGGGTTGTATTTGCCCCTGTCAGTGCTGGGCCCAACGGCGCCCCCGCTATTAACAAGATAGCGGAGGACGCTGCGGCCCTCACACTTGACTGGGACAAGAACGAAACGTGCGAGGAGAAAGGCCAGAAGCCTGGGTCCGGGTCTCTTACATCGGATTCAGGGACGTCGGTACTCTATAATATCTGTAGAGTGGCCAACGTCTTCTGGATGAATCTTTCCGCCCAAGATATTTTTGATATTGGGCGGCCGATGCTCGAGCACCTGGAGGAACGCCGTGTGGAGGCTACGTGCCCGAAGGAGGAACCGAAACCGGTCCTCCATTCGAGGGTGCACATCCTGGGCGAGCCGGCCGGAAAACTCCGGCCGATCGCCATCATGGATCTGTTCACGCAGCGCGTTCTTAAGCCCTTGCATGATGATATCTACAAGGTTCTTAAGACGCTTCCACAAGACGGTACACACAGTCAGTCCAGACTTATGGCGTGGCTCAAGGATCATGCAAGTAAGGCTTGGTCTGGAAACACCTGGTCTTCTCTCGATATCTCTTCCGCGACTGATAGTATCCCGACAATCCTCTACAAGATTTTACTAGAGGAATTGTATGGTGGTACTTCAGACGCTGAGGAGTTGGCCTCTGCCTGCATTGACTTGATGACCGACAGAGATTTCACTGTCACAGTCGACAAATCAGTACAGGCACCTGCCAAGCTCTCTAATTCTCTACCCGCTACTGTGCGATACACCCGGGGACAACCGATGGGTTGCCTTGGGTCCTTCGCACTCCTAGCTCTCTGGAATCATTCATGGGTTCAGTTTGCTTCCTGGTTAGTTACCGGCCGGGTGATCTTCAGTTATGGGATCACAGGTGACGATGTGGTAATCAGCGAACGCAATCCTTCCGCGCCAATAGGTGATAAATATGTCTCTCTCTCAAATTACTTTGGGATAGGTATAAGTAAACCTAAATCTTTCGTCTCAAGCACCCTCTTTAACTTCCTTTCCAGAATATGGTATGGAGGTCTAGAGGTTTCCCCTGCTTCACTTCGAGAGGACATGCACGTACGTGACACGTCTTCTCGGGTTCAGCGCTCCCTCCGATTGCTCGAGAGGGACTGGTGGAATGCTAGTGGTGATGGATGGCTCGCGAAGGCCGTGAAACAGTTCCTATATCCAGCTGAGTACCTGATCGCAATGAATCACATGCGAAAAGGCAAGTTGGATGGGTTAGGATTACGTGCTGTGCTCGGTTTCATGAGTCCCACTCGCTCTATTTCTAGAGCGTTTGGGTTGTCATTTGCGCCTATTAATGGCTGGCTGTCTGCTTTCGCAGGATCAACCGCCTTACTGGCGCGGGGCGAGCTTGTACGTAGTAACACTCTGTTTCCGAGTGGTTCCAAG